AGCACAAAGGGGGAATTATCTATGAAAACGCTTGATGAAGTAATGTCTATCTTCCCCCACACCTACCGTCCCTTGTGGAAACAACACACAAACGGTAATGGTTGGGTGTACGACACCGCATATGTTAGTGACTCGTCTTACATCGAAGGACTGGTGTACGGCAATGCTCAGGTGTACGGCGATGCTCAGGTGTACGGCTATGCTTGGGTGTACGGCAAGGCTCGGGTGTACGGCTATGCTCAGGTGTACGGCGATGCTTTGGTGTACGGCGATGCTCAGGTGTACGGCTATGCTTGGGTGTACGGCAAGGCTCAGGTGTACGGCGATGCTTGGACTGAGTCCCCATTGTACATTCAAGGAACTAAACACTCCTTAACACTCTGTTCTCACACCCAAATAGCAATTGGTTGTCATGTTCACTCAATAGCTGAATGGAAAAAACATTATAAAGCTATAGGACGTAAGGAGGGTTACACACCGGCCCAAATCAAGGAATACGGCACTTACATAACGTTGTTGTCCGCTACTGCTAAACGTCTAACCCAAGAAAAGGAGATCGCAAATGTGGATTGATAGGTTAGGCCAACGCCGACACAATGACGAGGATTACGATTCCGTAGAAGCGGACATCAAGAGAAGGTACGCACCTGAGCCACTTGTGTACTGCACCAAATGCCATTTACCAATAGCCGCCAAGTGGGGCATCACGCAACACAAAGTCTGCCCAGAAACCACATCGAACCAAGACGGACGATAAGGAGACCTAATGTATACCAAGACGAAGATCCACAGAGGTAAGCTGGCCGAGTGCAAGCTGTGCATGCAAAAGATGGCCGCGCAGGACCCCGCTTTTGCAGCCGCGTTCGCTAAGGCAGCTGCTGCGGAGAAACCACGGAGGGGAAGATGAAGCGCTACTCTGTAGGCATGGCTTGTGGTTATAAACAACTGGAACTACTTCTGAATGAGCTTCTCTTCGAAGGTTATGTTATTAAGTTCATCACGCAAAGCGAAGGATCTAACGAGACGATCTACACCGTCGTAGCATTGAAAGGATAGTGCATGAATATTCCCATACCAGAGAACTTGCGGCACTCAAAGGCCGTCAAGTTTGTAACGGAGCAAGGTTGGAACTGGAAACCTGCTTCTGGGGAGCAGATCAATATAGAGGTCTGCCCGTATTGCAAAAGTACGGAGTGGAAATTCTTCATGGGATCTGGGGACCCTAACGACCCTAAGAGCACCCGCGATGGCCTGCACTTCTGTCATCGCGGCAGCTGCGGTAAGCAAGGCAACCTCCGCACACTCGCAGAGCACCTTGGCATTCGCATAGCTAACGTAGACAGTAGGAAAGAATGGGCCGGTGGCAATGACAAGCCAGATGAGCTGCCGAACGTTGAGGTGTGCCACGCTACGTTGCTTGGTGACGCTGACGCTATGGACTATCTCTTGAACGTACGAGGGTTCACACAGGAGATCATCGACCGACAGAAGCTCGGTCTGAAAGAGAAGGTGTGGTTTCGTGAAGCTGGAGAATCAAGAGCACTTGTCATCCCGTACCTTGTGGGAGGAAACGTTGTCTTCGCTAAATTTAGAACCCTCCCGCCAAAACCGAAAGATTTTGTTACTCCTACTGGGTGGGAAGCTCCGCTCTATAACGGAGAAATCCTACGCGAGGGACTTACAGAAGTTATCTTTGTTGAAGGTGAAACCAACACTATTTGCCTGATGAACTACGGAGTTGAGAATGTCGTAGGGGTCCCCGGAGCCAACGTCAAGAAGGCCGCGTGGATCGACACTATTGACAAGCTGCAACCCAAAATCTTCATCCTGTATGATCAGGACAAAGTAGGAAAGAAAGGCTCGCAAGAGCTGGCCTCACGTATTGGTGTTGAGAAGTGCCTCAAGATGATCTTGCCCGTATTCACTGTCACTGTCCCTGAAAATCAGTGCAAGCTGTGCGATGAGCACGGCATCACCGAGGGGCGCAAGTACGACGCTCAGGGACGCATAGCAAATCCAAGGGAATGCACACACACACGGGAGGGCAAAGATATCAATGAGTGGTTCCGCTGGGGTGGTGGCACACTAGCACTATTCGAGAAGATGAAGGAATCGGCTGGTCTCTTTGACGTGACTGGTGTGACCTCATCTACCGACGCTTTGACACAACTCGAAGAGGAGCTGAGTGGTAAGGTGGATCTAGCTCCGACGTACACCTTCCAATGGCCAGAGGTAAACAGACTGATTGGTATGGAAGACGGAGACGTGCTAGACATCGTGGCCCCAGAGAAGGTGGGAAAGACAACCTTAGGCATGAATATCATGGACCACATGGTAGCAACGTATGGCGAGGACGGCCTGATCGTGTGCTTGGAAATGACTCAGGCAAGACTGGCACGCAAGTGGGTCGCCCTCGTCACAGGGTTTGAAGATATCATGACGGAGACTGGGACTGCTGAGTCCAAAGCTAAGTTGGAGGAACTGAAAGCCTGCTGCGTAACAGCACGGTCTATCCAACAAAGCCGTGGTGCAGATCTATACTTCGCTTACCCCATAGGTTGGCAGGATGATCCCGAGTCAGTTTTCAAGTTGATCAGGGATTGCATCAGACGCTACGGTGTAAAGTGGGTGATGTTCGACAACCTGCAAAAGTTTGTGGATGAATCTCTGAAGAGTAAAGACCGCACCCTCTGCCTGTCACAGTTCTCTAAAAAATTCGCTACGATTGCCAAAGATTACCGCATCAAAATGATCCGCATCCTGCAGCCGAAACGCATTGCTCCCGGGGCAACCATCTCTACCAATGACGTTGACGGAAGCTCACAGGTGGCTAAGGATTGTGACGCTATGATGACCGCATGGAGGGCAGTCGTAGGTGAGTTGAAGAAGTCCGAATGGGAGACTCAGAAAGAAGGTTTCCAAGAAAGCGAGGAGTCATTTGAACCTATCATGAAGCTAACAGTTGGTCTCTCCCGGTATTCAACTGGAGGTTCTACCAGTCTCTTCTATGACGGTGCGCGGTCACAAGTTCGCTCACTGACGGATGAGAAGAAGGCTTCTATGAAGAATACCTCGACCACCAATGCTTCAGAGATCATCATGGAAAACGGTACCACAGTACCAGTCATCCCCACTGAAGTTGCACCCACCTACGCTATCGCTAGCGAGAGTGATCCAAGCATTACAATCTAAAAAGGAGATTCTATGAAACCGTTCAATTTGCAAGAAGCACTTGCGGGTAAGCCAGTGGTGACCAGAAACGGAAAAGAAGTCACCGGCTTCACTAAGTTCGCAGACTTAAAGGAACCGTTCAAATACGCTGCCATCCTCGCTGGTGAGATTTACACATTCACAGCCGAGGGAAAATTTCTCTCTAGCAAAGCAGATAATCCTCATGACCTCGTCATGGTGGTCGAGAAGCACCAAGTGTTCATCAACATCTACCCTGATACTACCTACACATGTTCTGTAAAGAACCGTGCGGTAAACTACGGCTACACTACGGGAGTCAACCTGTTCCTCACGCGTGCAGAGGCTGACAGAGAACAGGCTTCAAGTATGACGAGACTAGCAGTCGCTGTGGCTGAGTGGGAGGAATAATGATTCAGGTGAAGGTTTGGGAGAAGGCAATTGACACTGTGGATATTGAGGGGGATGCTGGAGACATCCTAGCTCCTCTGAAGCGTGTGGGTATGCAGTATGCAATGCGTGCAGCGGAGCTTGAAGCTATGCGTAAGCCAGAGTATGCTGCGTACTATCACGAGCAGGCTCAGAACATCGACGAACTAATCAACCAATAAGGAGGACCATGGAACCCATTGTATTTGTACCAATGCCAAAAATCCCTCGGCTGACACGGGACTGCACGATCACCGAGAAGATTGATGGCGCTAACGCTAGCATATACATCGGTGAAGCCGGAGAGTTCCTTATCGGCAGTCGCACTCGGTGGATCACACCGCTGGACGACAATCACGGCTTCGCTCGCTGGGCATACGAGCACAAAGAAGATTTACTGAAGCTTGGACCCGGGCATCACTTCGGTGAATGGTGGGGCCTTGGCATCCAACGCGCATACGGGCAGGATCACAAAAGGTTCTCCCTGTTCAACACGTTCAAGTGGAAGGATGATGCGGTGCGGCCTACGTGCTGTGATGTTGTCCCTGTGTTGTGTGAGTGCACATTCGATACAGAAACTATCTCACGTCCGTTGGTGAATCTAAGAGTATTAGGTAGCAAAGCTGCCCCCGGGTTCATGAATCCCGAAGGCCTCATGATCTACCATCACGCAGCCAAACAATATTTCAAGAAGACCATCCTGAAGGATGAGAAAGGAAAAGGAGAATGATACTCGCAGCAAACTTGTTTATCGCAGCAGCTTTTCTACTCGGCGCTGCTTTATTGATCGTGGACATACGCAAGAAGAAACACCTTTATCAAAAAGAAGACCCCTTGCTGAAGCTTATCAAGGAGGAGCCAGTTCTTTGCTATCCAGAGACGGCCCCAGAGTACCAAGAAGATGAAGGGGACATCATAGCAGCCGCACTGAAAGCTGCAGATCACCTCGAAGAAACCATGCCAGTCACCTGTGCTTTAGTCAGGATGCTGGCTGCGGATTACAACACGGCACCAGAACCTAAAAACTCAAAGGAGAACCACATGTTCAATACCACGCGAGAAGCAGTAGAGCACTTCGTCACCAACCTAGCGACAAAGCTCCCCGGAGCGGATCGCGCCTTCACTGCCCAGCAACTTGAGCGGTTTGTGTATGACAACATCTACCCCAATGTTCCCAGCGGCGCTAACACAATCCTCCGTGCATTGCGTGAGCTGCGTATTCTGAACAAACTCGACTATGTTGTCCTGAACCGAGGCAAACAGCTATATAAGGCTGTGCCGGTCAGCTACGAAGGCTTCGGAGCCCCCGCTATACAGGACTAACAATGGCACAGACCCCAGAGCAACGCCGAGATTCCGCCAAACGGGCTCGGCTGATGCTTTTGTATCGCATCACACCAGAAGAGCAAGCTGCTGTAGAGCAGTTTCAGAAAGAAGCTTATGCAGACTATGGCAGCTTGCTTACGAAGGGTGACCCGAACGAGACCGCTTTGCTGTTCAACGATCACGACCACACTACAGGTCTTTATCGTGGTCGCCTAGCCTACCTGATCAACAAAGCTCTAGGCGTACTCGAAGGTGCCTACAAAGAGCGCACCCCTGAAATTCTGTACGCACTCGCCTATTACTTGGAGCACCCTCCAGCACCTATTGCAATTGGAGATCACTACGGTCTGATCGGCAGAGCAAAAGTGAAAAAGCACATGGTCTATGGCTCCCCAAACGGGCCAATAAAGCCCGAGAAGAAAGCAGGTAAAAAATCATGAGTGGTAGTAGCTTCGACCAAAAGAACGAACTTCAGGAATACGAAGATATATTTCTGAATGTTATGGCGCTTTACAGTGCCCTGAAGAATGCACCAAGACCTCGGTCGATACAGCGAGCCGAGTTGAACCAATCCGGGGAAGTAAAATGTGAGGGTCTAGACTTCTGCTGCGATGTTGAGATGAAAGCCAAGCGTATCCTCAACCCTATTCAGTATCGCCTTGTTCTGAGGTACGCCTTAGAGGACCGCTACGCTTCTGTACCTAAGAAGCTGCAGCAAGCCCTAGGAGCCGTCTTTATGAACAGCAACCTGAACTTCGACGGAGACTACAAGGTGCTGTACTTCAGAGCCAAGAACAACCAACTGCAGGACCGAGTAGAGATGAACATCCAACAGTTCCCAGAGGGAACAGAGGAGGTTGAATAATGAGCCCGGAGGAAACCAATGACACTGCAACTAATGGTGCAGCACCCAGTGCTGACAGTAGTGATTCTAGCCATGGTACTATCGTGGACCTATCACATAACAAGGTATTAACCACTGCGGACCTAGGGGCATCCAAGCCGGTCCCCAAGCCACCCCAGCCCAAAGCGCAGCCTGTGAAGTTTCCCACCGTGGTTGCCTGTGAGCACACGATTGACCCCCGGCACTTCCCGACGCAAGCTAACTGTCAGGACTGTTGGGACGCTTTTTTTGAATACAACACAGGGGCCTTAGCCTCTGTGCATCAGCTACTTCTGACGGGCGGCACTCAAGCTGTGGTTGCTATCCATGGCAAGAAGTTTACCAAATACTTCGGCATCTATTTGAAGCAGCAATTGCTGAAGATGCACCAGCAGGCTCACACTGAGCCTACGGCTTACGAGCATGGCGCAACTGGCTTGGAAGTGCCGAGCTTAGCTCAGATCGGAGAACGCTCATGAACAATAGGGAGATGAAATCCCGTGCAGCATTTCAGTTCCTTCTTTCCGCAGCGTCTCAGCAAGTAGGGGACAAGGATGTATCAAAAATTCTACAAACTGCACTCCTAGCTGTTTTAAAAGACAGGCCGTCCTCATGGCACCGAGAAGGTGAGAGATATCAGCAATGGCGTTGCTGGATTGAACTTCGAAGGGGTCGTAGCGACCGCGCTTGGACAGGTAAGAGGATCTTGTTGCTGGATTGAACTTCGAAGGGGTCGTAGCGACCGCGCTTGGACAGGTAAGAGGATCTTGTTGCTGGATTGAACTTCGAAGGGGTCGTAGCGACCGCGCTTGGACAGGTAAGAGGATCTTCAAAGGAGAATAAGTATGGCGTTTGGCAAGAAGAAGTTGACTGAGGAGCAGCAACAAGCTCCTAAGGTTGTACTCGCAGCTCCCACCACAGAGATTGCGAAGTTTGAGCGTCTGTTTGCTATCTCCAAAGCGGTAGACAAGAAGTTCTCAACGACCAACTCGATTATACGCATGAACACCAAGAACATCGTGATGGTGCCCAGCATACCCACGCTGCTGCCCACGTTCGATAACGATGTGATGAGCATTGGTGGCGTACCTAGGGGTCGCATCGTTGAAATCTTCGGTCCTGAATCAGCTGGGAAGACCACCATCACTCTGTGGCTCATAGCTCAGCTACAGGCTCTCGGGGGCCTTGCTGCCTTCGTTGACGCAGAGCATGCTCTGGATACCATGTATGCAAGTCAGCTAGGCGTCAACATTGACAAGCTGTTGATCAGTCAACCAGACCATGGGGACCAAGCATTGCACATCGTAAGAGAGCTAGTAAATTCCCAGTGCGTTGATTTGATAGTGGTAGATTCGGTTGCAGCCCTTACACCTGAAGCTGAATTGCTTGGGGACATGGGGGACAATCACGTTGGCTTGCAACCTCGAATGATGGCGCAAGCACTGCGTATTATTACCGCCGAGGCCGACAAGAACAAAACGACCGTGGTCTTCATCAATCAAATTCGTGAGAAGATCGGTGTCATGTTTGGCAATCCAGAGACAACCCCGGGAGGTCGAGCACTCAAACACTACGCTAGTGTTCGTCTTGATGTCAGACGCAAAGAGGAGATCAAGGATGGCACGGAAATAATCGGACACCAGCTCCGACTCAAGGCTGTCAAGAACAAGGTGGGCACCCCGCTGCGTGAAACCATTGTAGATCTGTACTACCCCAACACGTCACACAAAGCGGGCTTCGATGTGATCGCAGACACGATCACCTATGCCGCGAACAAAGGACTGTTCGTCATGGATGGTTTGTGGTATCAAATGGATCTCGGCAACGTGGATGAGAACAAGAAGGCACTGGGCATAGAGAAGCTTGCCTACGGCCTACCCAAACTGAAGGATCGACTGTGTGATGACGTGAAGGCTATGATCGCTGTACGCAAGAAGATCTCGGCTTTTCGCAAACTGGAGCTGGAGGCAGCAAAGAAGGTGGCTATATGAAGCCAACGAAAAGCTGCATTAGAACATATACAGGTCAGCTTTTCGATTTTGAGAATCCGGGTAACTTCAATATAGTGGATATCAGTTTTGCACTGAGTCAGATCTGTAGATTCGGTGGCCACTGTCTACGTCCTTATTCAGTGGCAGAGCACTCCGTACGAGTGAGCTACGCTTGTCCTCCAGCGTTTGCCTTATGGGGGCTCTGCCACGATATGGGGGAAGCCTATGTGGGCGATGTTTGTCGTCCTTTGAAACACCTACTGAACATGACTGCCTATCGCAACCACGAGAAGAGAACCATGGCTTCTCTTTGCGTATGGCTTGGGCTCGACTCGGAGGAGCCAGAGGAGGTAAAAGCAGCAGACAACAAATTGCTCGTCACTGAGCAACGGGACCTCATGCGAGGCTCCATCCCCGACTTCAACATAGAGCCTATGAAGAATGTAATCAAACCTTGGTCTTACCGCAAAGCAAACTACATCTTTCAACTCCGCTATGCCGAGCTGCGAGGATGGAAACTACGCTGGTATGACCACATTACACTGTGGTGGCTGAAAAGAACACTGGTATAAAAATTCGCACTCAAGGAGATCCCAAGTGTATGACGAACAATCTGAAAGTTTCTGCACCTACGACGGTAGCGACCCCGTCCAACGGGAAGTTTACCAGATCTTCCTCAACATCTGGGAGAACTCAAAGGCCTTCATCGACTACTGGGCAACATACCCACTCTCAGGGCCACCCCAAGGGGAAATCAAAGTACAGTCAGAAGTCCCGAGGGAAGTCCAAGGGACCCGTGGCTGTAAAGCGCGGCCCAGCGAATACGTACACAAGCGTCTGCTGCGGGGCACCTGCTACTAAGCCAGCATGTGTCCGAGTGGACAAGAAGAAAGCCCTAGAGCAAGGGATGGGATCTTGGCGCTGCACAGGCTGTAAAAAATCTTGCAAGGTGTCTAGGAGTAAAAATGCCCCACAAAACCAAGAAAGCACGTCGGGAATATCAACGTCGGTATAGTGCAACGCATCCTAAAGGAGATGATATGTTAAACAAAAAAGTAGCGGCATGGATTATCATCGCCGTCGTGTTTATCTTTGGACTGCTGGTAGCAAGAGCGTTCGCTGAGACCACCAAGAAGATCGAGAATAGCTTAGGGGTTTCCGAGATCTACCAAGGTCGCTACTCCTATCTTGTAGCTCTCCCTAAAGACGGCCAAATCCTTGATGGGAAATTCACTAACATCAGATTCTCTCCTTGGGGTGAACCTGATCTCTACGATGTCTCTGTTTTGTTCTGTGGAGATGTCACGGAGCAATTTCAAGGTAAGCAAGGAGTCCTCGCAATAGCATATGAGACCCGAGCGCACGCCATGTATAAGTCTGTGGCTTGCCACGAACTTCTAGGGGTGAGTGAGCTAAAGTGAAGCCCGTCCGTACGAGGCAAAAAAATTTTCTGGAGGATCTATGGGCTCAGAACTACAAGATCTGTATGACGAATACCTTGCAAATCTTAGGAACCCCGTGCCAGTGACAGGCAACGACCGCACGCCTGACACGAAGCTGGGCACTACGGACATCAGCGGTAAATCAATCCCCGGCATCCCCGGAAAAGGATCAAAATTATGAGCACACCAACTGACATCATTTCACAGTTAACGAGAGACGAAGGTGTACGCCTAGAGCCCTACAAAGATACCCGTGGCTTCAATACCGTTGGCATAGGCCACAATTTGGATGCGAACCCACTTCCCGGCCAAACCTACCCGCTCACCCAAGCACAGGCCATGCAGATTCTAGGGAAGGACGTAGAACGCATCTCCATGTTCCTGCAGAGCAAGCTCCCATGGATTGTGAAATTGGATGAAGCTCGGCGCGGAGTACTACAAAACATGTCATTTAACCTTGGCGTCCCGGGCCTGCTGGAATTTCACCATGACCTTGCTGACACTCAGGCAGGGAACTATCAACAAGCTGCGCTCGACATGGAAGCCTCTGCTTGGTACAAGGAAGTCGGAGACCGAGCCAAAAGGCTAGTGCAGCAAATGAGGACTGGAGACTGGCAATGAAGACCCCCAAGCTACGTTTTGAGACAGCGGCGAGGAAACTCTTCGAGATGTACTGCGAGGAAGGTATACGTCCCCTAATGTTCAATTTGAAACAAGTCGCCAATGAAGAATATGCATCCCCATTTACTGAGGCTGCTTGGAAGATCTATTGGCGTGCCATGAATGATCATGAGGGGGCCTTCTAATGAACTGGGGACAGGTAGGCGCATGGGCTGGTGCTAGTCTTTGCATCTTCTCCTCTATCGGCTACGCATTTGCCGGGGATTTACGACGCGCCTTGTACTATCTGTTTGCGTTTGCGATCACGGTGGTCGTTATTTGGAGGTAAGTATGATGGATTGGGGAGAAGATTTTGGCACACCGGGGAAAGATTTTAGAGACTTCAGCGAGGAGCAAAAGATGCTTGGAGATGGAGAACATATTAGTCAGGCAATCAACATAGGCTCCATGGATGACGTGGGGACAAGATTTAAGCATCTCACAGAGCTTTATGAGCTGTGGCTAGAAGGCATAGATATCCTCGACAAATGGGAGAAGAAGAATCCAAAGTATAAGGAGAAGCGCGAGGAGCTGGAGCATGCCACGACGCTCCTTGCCTTCCACTTCATGAAGGATTACCAAGACAATGCAGACCGATCTATCATAAATTCCCTACCGCTGCACGGGGATGATATTCCAAAAACCTAGGAGGCAACAATGCGTGCTCTTTTGACTGCACTGCTACTGACTACATTGTGTCCTGCTCAAAATGTGCACACCTTAGCACAAGCCATAGCCAAAGCCGAGGGCTTTGGGCAGAGAGGTGCGTTGCCTTCGCGCCTGCATAACCCCGGGGATCTGAAGGTCGTAAGGGACTACCGATACCCCGGGATGGTAAGAGTGGGCAAGGGAGGACACGCCCAGTTCCGCACCGAGGCCGACGGATGGGCGGCGTTGGAACACCAGCTAGACAAGATGGCCTCGGGGGAATCCAAACACTACAGTGTGAACATGACGCTGCAAGAGATCGGTAAGAGATACGCTGCAAACTCCCGGGTATGGGCCAAGAACGTTGCCCACAACCTCGGGGTCACACCTGATACATATCTGTTCGAAGTGTTGGACGTACCACCCATACTGGAGGAACAATGACGCGCTTAAATGAAATTGAGCAAGAAAGATCTGGGCTCCTTCGCCAACTGGATGCTCTAGGAGCAGAAAAGCATAAACTTTTAATGGAGAAACACAACGTCAGGGTTGGCATGCTGGTAGAGCACGCTGGAAAGGTTTACAAGGTCACCGCAATGAGGGACCATACGTGGAATGACCAGCAGCCGTGGCTTTACGGCAGTCTTCGACTCAAAGACGGAACCTTTGGCAAGCAAGAACGCACCATCTTCACCCCATGGAGGGAAATCTTATGAACATCACAGCAGCGACCGCTAAGGGGCAACGTCCCTACCAAGAAGACACTTTCATCAACGTTGAGCTACCCCAAGGGAGACTGCTTGGAGTTTTTGACGGTCACGGTGGAGATGAAGCCTCGAAGTTCATGGCTGAAAACTTCGCTGGACTCTTTGAAGAGACTGGATCTTTACGCTTAGCTTTTAGGCTAGCAGCCCAGCATCTGAAGGATTATGAGGCAGGCACCACTGCCTCAGTCGTCCTCGTCCCTACAGACAGTCACACAGTCTTCACCGCAGTCGTGGGGGATTCACCTATCATCATCCAAACCAAATCAGGTATTTGGTACGGCCCAGATCACAATGTCAGAACCAATGAGATTGAGCGTGTAGCAGCGCAAACTCGTGGTGGTAGCTATGCCCAAGGCTACATTTATAATAATTTTTCTGGTCAAGGTCTGCAGATGGGACGTGCCCTAGGGGATGCTTGGTTGTCCCCTGTGCTCAGCACTGAGCCCGAGGTTGCCGAGGTCACTGTGGCACCCAATGGTTTTGTGCTCATCGGCACGGACGGGCTCTTTGATCCCGGCCATTACGGTTTCAAGACGGCTTCCGAGCAAGTCATCGCCCGAGTTTCCCAAGATGACGCTCAAGCCTTGGTGGATCGCGCTATCTTTATTCCCACTCGTGACAACGTGACTGCAATTCTGGTGAAATTTTAGAGGAGACCTCATGACCACAGCAACAGGACAGAGAAAACTCGATACGACTAAGAGCACTAAGCTGTCAGAACTTCTGCTCCGACAGTTTTCTAACAAGGTTGTGGGACAGGAGAAAGCTGTTAGCACTCTCGTGGATATGTTTGACGCACACCAAGCTGGCATCCAAGATGCCAATCACCCAGCTGGTGTGGTGTTGTTTCTGGGACCAACTGGCACGGGTAAGACTCACGTTGCCGAAGTCTTTGCTGAATCTTTATTGGGTAAGAAGCAGGCTCTGCTCAGAATCGACTGCGCTGAATTCCAGCACTCACACGAAATCGCCAAGTTGATAGGGTCTCCCCCGGGATACCTAGGTCACCGCGAGACGCATCCCTTGCTAACACAGGAAGCGCTTGACCAGTATCACACGGAATCTCTGAAGGTCACCATCCTGTTATTTGATGAGGTAGAGAAAGCCTCTGACGCCCTCTGGAGTCTCCTGCTTGGTATCCTCGACAATGCTACGCTTACGCTTGGGGACAACCGAAAAGTGAACTTCTCTAATTGCATTATCGTCATGACCTCAAATCTGGGATCACGCGATATGGCTGACCGAGGCATCGGTTTCGTAGACCCAGATGCCAGTGCAGACGATGAGCGCAAAGCCAAGCAAGCCATGAGCGCAGCGAAAAGTAACTTCACGCCAGAGTTCATGAATCGCATCCAGCACTTCGTAGTCTTCAAGACTCTCACTAAGGAGCAAATGAAGGGTGTTCTGGCAATGGAACTGTACGACTTGAAGTTAAGATTGTTCCTGTCCAGCAGCGATCTGATACATGGAAAAACCCTAAAATCCCCAAGGTTCACCCTGATGGTCTCATCAAAAGCAAAGGCAGTCTTGCTGGAAGATGGGTATGATCCCAACTACGGCGCGAGGCACCTCAAGCGTGCCATCGACCGACGCATCCAGATCCCCTTAGCTCGTCTCCTCGGCAGCAAACAAATCCACGAAGGGGATACGGTCATCGTGGATGATTCAGGTAAAGAGGCTTTCGACTTCTTTTGCCAAGGGGCAATCGTGCTCAATGCGAACGGAGAAAACGCAACACCCATAGAAGACTTAACATAAGGAGAACCAATGAAAAAGCTAAAATTATTCGGAGATTTCCCTGAGACCCTCTACATAGTTCATCATGAAGATGATGAATCTGGAGAGGGATACTTCCTAGTATTCGACGATGAAGTCGAAGCTGTGGAAGATGCGAACGAAAACGACAGCGAGGTAGCCGAGTATACGATTGAAGGCCACCAAGCAGCACGGGTTGATAAGACCGTGAGGTACGTATAGGACACAAAAAATGGCCCCACCAAGTCCCGATACTTTGGGATCTGATGGGGCCTTTTCTTATTTATGGTTTTCGGGTGGGTCTTTCATTCCTCTAATCGTGAGCAATACCAGTACGATCATGAGGATGACCCACACTAAGGTCGGCATAGAAGCCTCCTTCAGGGATGTAACGTGGCTATCTGTCTGCACATCTCTAGAAAGTCTTCAAACTCTGAGGCACGTTTAGCGTAGTTCACAG